CGCGAGCGCAAATACTTCGACATTGCCTGCGAACGCATCGAAAACGCTTACCGACAAGAGCAGATGTTTCCGGTCGATATTGAGCCGGCGCGTGCCCAGGATGCACTGCTTTGACTGACGACAGACAAGAGGATTTCGAAGAGCGCGCCGCCATCATCCAGTTCTGTAGCGGACGGGAAATCAGCAGAGCAGAGTCGGAGCGGATGGCCGCCGAGCAAATGGGGATCTCCGAAGAGGAGATGGAATTTTTGATGGGCGAAAGTATGGAGATCAAATGAATCAGAAATATTCTTGGGGTGTGCTGAAAACCGGGGTGAAGAACGTGTCCCATTTGTGGAGGGATGCCACCATTTCAGGGTCGCGATGGTCGGCGTGTGGGTTATGTCGGACAGAAAGCATGGTTGGGTCTCCGATTACTGACTATCCTCGGTGCAAAATCTGCGAAAAAACAGAGCGGAAATTGATAACCGAGATTACCGGGCATTGAGGATTTGCGATGGATGATGCTGACTACGCAGCGATCGAGGAGCAAATACGCATCGACGTTGCGATGCGGAATCGCGTTTGTCATGAGCCGCAGCATGCAACTGGCGAGTGCCTGAATTGCGGCGAGAAGCTACAGGTCGGTCGGTGGTGCGATCCGGAGTGCAGGACAGACTGGGAACGAAGAAATGCCAGACATTGAGCGATGGGAATACGGCGACCCGGAATCTGTGGCGATCAGGCGGGAGGATCAAACGTGCAAGGGGTGTGCTCGACTGGATACGCTAGTCCTGTTCGGCCGGCGGACGGAAATATGCATTCTCGGCAGGCCGTCAGGAAAGCGGTGCAAGCGGTATGAGGAGCGGACGATTGATTGAATCTATCCACGCGCAGTTGAGTGCCTGGGGGAGATGGGTGCATTCTCCGATCAAGGCGGCAGTCGGGTATCCGTCGCACAGCTCAGGATTCGGCGACTACCTGCCTCCCGGAGTAGAGTACAAGAGCAGACCTCCTGCTGGGGTTTTCTCCGGCAAAGACGCGATGGAGGCAATCAATGCTGCGGTTTTGTCGATCTCCGAAGTGGATCGAGCGCTGTGCTTCGAGGTCTATGTGGTCGGTCCGAAAAGCCTACTCGCGGTAAGCGAACGTCTGCATATCCCGAATCGATCGCTGTATCGCGACCTTCATCGCGTGCATGAAATAATCTCGTCGCGGATGTGCGACGGGATGTGAAAAGCCGCCCGGAGGCGGCTTGTGTCATTCCAGAACCACCCCTACCCATCCGGGGGGGACTGGCAACTGCTGTGTGTCAGTTCCTGCAAGCTTGCGTCTTGATCAGGAACAACTCCCAACATGCGGTCGGGATCGTTGTTTGCCGGGAGGTTTGGCCCTCCCAGCGCTGCCACGTAACCGTGGTTACTCCGACAAGCTCTGCAGCTTGCCGTGCGGAAAGTCCGGCAGCCTGGCGGGCGGAGCGGACGGTGGCGGGGTCAGGAATCATCTTCATCGAAATTCCATTGCACCCACTGGGAGACCACTTCGTTCCCGAAGCGGTCTTTGTATGCGTCGCATCCGGAACAATCCGGTTCGCCAATCCCGGCAGCATTGATGATGGCGTTTCCGCCCCATTCAGACCACGGCTCATCGCCGTACATTTCGCCGGTGGAATTTTCGTCGCACTTCCACTCAAGTGTGACATAACCAGTTCCGGCGCTTACTGACCACGCTCCGTTATTGCATTTCACGGATGCGATAGCGGCTTCAAGCGCCGCGATTGTTTCTGTATTGCTGCTCATCTCGATCTCCTGCCTGTGATTATTCTGGAACGAAGCCGCACGGGCAGTCGTGCTTCACTAAAGCCCATGCGGGCGTGCTCAAATCTTTTTCTGTGCAGGCAAAGATTCTTGCGATTAAGTCCATCGTCTTTTCGCCGAATTGGCAGTCGCGGACGATCAGCCAGGCGTCGTCATCTGCCATTTTTTTAGCGGCTTCGAACATCGTAATAATGCGCTCGGTCTGAGCGGTGCTGATTGCCTCGCATCGCTCAGGCTCGGTGCGCTTCCCGACTCTCACGAGTCGCTCGTCTGTCAGAGCTCTGATGTACTGATCCTCAACCCAACCGCGCATGGCGTTCTTGAAAATCTGAGGGGCATCCGCTGCGCAGATGTTTTCTGCGCTGATTTTTGCACCGCAATATGCGGAAAGAAAAATGTTCATTTCGTCCTCCTGGTTGTGATGGGCAGGATTGCCTGACAAACCGCCTCAGAGAAGCGGCTTGGCGCGGGGCCTGTCAGTCGAACGTCGTCGTTGAGACGAGTGACCCATCTCTGTCGAAAACCTTGATTTCCAGGTGCCCGGACTCTGACCATTCCGGGCACATCTCGCTGACAGCTTCGATGGCCTGATCGCGAGCTTTGTGGGCATGCGGAACTGGATCGTCTGACACGAGAGACATGAAATAGCTCTCGGCTTTCCATGTGAATCGTGGCTCGGCATCGGCCGCGAACGGGCCGAAAGAGTACCCGGTCTCATATTTCGTGTTCATTTTCTTCTCCTCGTCTGTGGGCTTGCGATGTGCTTCCCTATGTACGTATTATAGCCAATGGATATAGAAATGCAAGAACTTTTTGTACATTTTTTTCTACTTGACAGGCTTGGCAAGAAAGTGTATGTTTAGCGCAACATGTGGTTTTTGCGACACAACACAGAGCCGGCCGGGTGAGCCGGCTTTTTTGCGTATGGATACAGACAAAACCAAGCGCATCAGGGGGCGAGAGCTGCAGGCTTTGCGGGCCAGGCTGCTCGGAGAATCGCCGATGTGCGCCATGTGCAGCACTGCTGTTGCAACGGAATTGGACCACATCAAGGCGCTAGCCAACGGCGGAACAAACGACGACAGAAATCTTCAAGGTCTGTGCGCTGAGTGCCACGAAACAAAGACGCTCAAGGACTTGGGGCAGAGGCCTCGTGTGACTACCGGGCTTGATGGTTGGCCTGTTGCTGATTCTCCTCGCGGGCCGAGATGGCGTCGGGCGGGGTAGGATCGGACGGGGGGCGGTCGAAATGTTTTCGATTGTTTTTCCCGGAAACCGTTCATGCCCCTATTTTTTAACGCTATTTGAGAAAAACACATGAGACGCCCACGAAGCGATAGCGTTACCGCGGCGATCGCTGCTGCGCAGTCGCCAACAATTATCAATCCTCCTGAGCATGTGTCACTGCGAGACGTGGATATGCCATTCTGGCGTGCCATTATTTCTGCTCGGGCATCGTCGTCCTGGAACGGCGCGGATCTCGTGCATGCGGCAAGGCTTGCCAGGTGTCATGCAGACATTGAGCGAGTGCAGAGCGAGATTGACGAAGAGGGCGAGATTGATGCCACAAGCAAACAGCGCTTTCTTGAAACGCTGATGAAGCGCGCCGTCTATCTGTCTCGTATTTTGCATGTCCATGCCGAGGCGACTTGCGGTAAAAGCGAGCAGCAAGCCAAGCGCGCATTGCCTGAGAAGGCCGCGCAGTCTGCCGCGCACAGTGCGCTGATACCTCGATTGTCTGCAGTCAAGTAACGATGCTTGTCTCGTCAATGCCGCCTACGGGCGGTTTTTTTCGCCGGTAAAATAGTGGCCACGATGAGCAGGGGCGCTGCGGTGGTGGCGTTTATCGAAACTTTCTGCCTGGCTCCCGAGGGCCAGCACGTTGGCAAGCCGATCAAGTTGTTGCCGTTTCAAAAGCGATTTATCAAGGCGATCTACGACAACAAGCACGGAACGCGCCGTGCGTATTTGAGCATTGCGAGGAAGAACGGCAAAACGGCGTTGATCGCCGGAATCATGTTGGCGCATCTGGTCGGTCCAGAAGCGAAGCAGAACAGCCAGATTATCAGCGGCGCGCGCAGCCGTGACCAAGCCGCGCAGGTATTCAACTATGCCGCAAAAATGGTTCAGCTTTCTCCTGACCTGTCCAGCGTTGTCAGAATCCTGCCGTCGGCAAAATCGCTGATCGGGCTGCCACTCAATGTTGAGTACAAGGCATCCAGCGCAGAAGGCCGGACGGCGCACGGCCGATCGCCGATCTTGGCTATTTTGGATGAGGTCGGGCAGGTAAAAGGGGCGCAGGACGATTTTACAGACGCGATCACCACCAGCCAGGGCGCGCACGAATCACCGCTGCTGATTGCGATCAGCACGCAGGCTGCCGAAGATTCCGATTTATTCAGCATTTGGCTGGACGACTCCAAGAAAAGTGGCGATCCGCGCATTGTTTCGCACGTGTATGAAGCGCCGAAGGACTGCGATTTACAGGACAAGAAGGCGTGGAGGACGGCCAACCCGGCGCTTGGGGTATTCAGAAATCTCGGCGACCTTGAGGAACAGGCAAAACAGGCATCGCGCATGCCGAGTGCCGAGAACACGTTTCGGAATCTCTGCCTGAATCAACGAGTTTCGACTTTTGCGCCATTCATTTCTGTCGGCGTCTGGAAATCCTGCGCAGGCGCAGTGCTCGACTACGGTAGCGCGCCCGTCTGGTGCGGGCTGGATTTGTCGTCGCGCACGGACCTTACCGCGCTTGTCATAGTCGGCAAAGTGGCCGGCGTCTGGCACGTCAAGCCGCATTTCTGGACACCGGAACAGGGCCTTGCCGAACGCAGCAAGCGGGACCGAGCGCCATACGACGTATGGGTTAGGCAGGGGTATCTGCACACGACGCCTGGGGCGACGGTCGATTACGAGTACGTCGCGCAGGACATCGCCGCGATTCTCGGCGAGTTGGACGTGAGAGCAATTGCGTACGACCGCTGGCGGATCTCGCTGCTGCAAAAGGAATTTGACGAGCAAGGAATCTCGTTGCCGCTGGTTGAGTTTGGCCAGGGCTTCAAGGACATGAGCCCGGCGCTTGAATCGCTCGAATGCGAGTTGCTCAACGGCCGAGTGGCGCATGGAGCGCATCCGGTATTGACGATGTGCGCGGCGAATGCCGTGGTGTCGCGTGATCCCGCAGGAAATCGGAAACTGGACAAACACAAAGCTACTGGTCGTATCGACGGCATGGCAGCGCTCGCGATGGCGTTCGGCGCAGTGACGGAAAAAGAGGTCGTTGAGGCCGTTTATGAGATCGAAGTTTGGTGAAAATATTCAGTTTGGATAGGCTTCGGTCCATGATCGGAATGGATCGAAAGAGCGCTGTATCGCGCTCCGATCTGTTGCTCGATCTGCTCGGCACGGCCGGCGCGAAATCTGGAGTAGCCGTAACCTGGGAGACTGCTCTACAGGCTGCAAGTGCAATTGCCTGCGCCCGCGTCATTGCGGAGGGCATCGCACAAGTCCCGCTCAAGCTGTATCGTCGCCGTCCAGACGGCGG